ACGTGTACTATTGTGTCTTTGTTAAAGTCTTGTCGTTGCGGGTTACCTGGTAACTCTGTATGGTCTTTTTCAAGTCAGTCTCTGTGTGTTCTGATGGAGTTTTCATTGATATAGTTTTGAGTTGCTTTAATCGCTGCCAAATCTGGTTTGACTGACTCTTTTGCAAATTGATAAACAGTGGATGTTGGGGATGGTTGTATCTCCAAACAAACACATGTGTCAATTATAAAAGAGGCATCTGCGTTAACATTCTCAAAAGTAACCAAAACTCCCTCCCAATCGTTGTCGAAACCTCTCAAACCTCCACCAAAGGTGCCTGTTTCTGAGAATATGTTGTCGACCAGAACTGGTGCTCCTGCTCCTGATGTGGAACCTCTAAGGGCTACGCCTATATTTTGGTCCCTCATGGGTTGGAGTTTGAAGTCTCCTGTTCTGTGTTTAAGTCTGACAATTAACCCTTCCTCTGGTCGTACCGTTCTGGTGTTTGGTTTAGAAAGTCCGTTAGCGAAACCAAAAGCTCCCTCAAGGGGGGCAACAGGTGTATTGTTGTTGGCCCAACCTATTATGGTTGCTGTATTGTTTCTTCTGGACAAAGCAAATCCCGATGTAGGTGCTGTTGCTGAGGCAGAGGTGTTTGTAGTTTCTCCTATGTCTTGTAGGTTGAACGTGTTGGGAGTTGCTCTGAGAACTCCTGCGGCTGTTGTCACTGGCCCAGTGTATGTAATGTGGACCGTGATGGCTACTATTCGAAAACCAATTGCAAAGTATGGATCTATTGTAGTTGTTCCTGGTCTTGTAAAGTCAATACCTGTATCGAACTCTGGTGCCACTCCTCCTGGTTGGAAGACGGCAGCGTTGGGCATGGTTAGCCCATTAAACAGGGTTGTTGTATCTACTGACTGGAAGAACAAAGGTGCTGGTATCCATGGATTGATCTGCATGGTACAGTATTTTGAACCCGTTCCACTCCACGTTAGCCTGTCACTTTTAAATGCACAAACACAGATGTGTCGACCGTTGTTTCCATCAGGTATTGATGGAACCATTTTGGGTGCTATTGCTTTAGCTCTACACATCATGTATTCTGAGACATTACTGAGTGACATGCCTTTCATCATGCCAGCCAAGTTCTTAATTATAGTTCCTGGTGTTCTTAAGTCGTCCATTCCTTTTGCCACTCCTTGCTTGCGATTTTGTCTTCTTTTCGCGTTTCTAGCCTTCTTTCGTTGTATTTGAGCAGGGGTAGGGGCAGGCTTAGGCCCTATTCTCCTGCTTTTGTTTTTGTTATTATTGTTATTCTTCATCGTCCAAACAGTCTTCTTCTCGCAAAATTGTTTGAGCTCCCACCAGCTCATTATAACCCACTTCGTCTATAAGGTCATATATCTCTCTAGCGTTAGGTAGATGTCTTATTTCCTCTGCGAAGCTCACCAAACAACATTTATATACATCTGGATCATCATAATCTGAATGTAACAAGTTCATTAGGGGCTTAACTATGCTTACTGGATACGGTCCTCTTTTTGTAAAAATTTTGCTGCAAAATTCGAACTCATCTTCTATTGGGTCATAGATTTTAACCTTAATACCAAGTTGTTTGTAGCGCTGTAAAGCTCCTTCAACTCGTTGTTCTATGAGATCGTCTCCCATTGCATCATTGTTTATGGAACCTACTATAATAGCTGTTCTAACTCTCATTGAAGAGTTTGACATGCTAGTTTTGTATTTACCTGAATTTTGATTTCCATAGTACTCTCCTTCGTTGTCTCTAATAACAATTAACTTACCATCACTGAGTTGATAAACTGATTTACTTTCAATTACAGAAAGTTTAATGATTAAATCTTCCCATTCTGGGAAGGAGTTTAAACACTGTAGTATGGTGAATTCAGCGTCACTCCTTTGCATCCAACCTCTTACTAGCCAGTCCCACATGCTAACATCAGAACTAATTCTGTCATCAGTCGAGGTGACTTGGTTTTTAAAGGGTATAGCTTCAACATCTGTGAAGCCTATGCCAGGTTTAGACGGACAGCTTCTCCAATTGACTCTTTCTGTCTTCTTCCGGTCACTAGTAGTAACCATTTCAATAAGTTTGTCAACCAAGCCTACAGACATTATAAGTCTGTACCTATGGTTTTCCAATTTATCCAATTTGTGCGGTTCATTTTTGATAAAAAGTCTAACAGGGTCAGAGAGACCTAGTTGAACTAATTGCTCCGGTGTTGAATCTTCTATGACTGACATTGTGGTGTTCAGTATCAAATGTATTCTACTTCTTATAATATCTTCCAGTTGTCCTTTGAAGTTGTCTAAAACAGCTCCATTATTCTTAAAAGCGGATATATAAGG